GTTGCCCCACTTGTTGACGAATGAAAACCATACGCCTGAAGTTTAATTGTTTTACCCGGCACAAAAAAGTTGGCGGGAAGCGTAAGCGTTCCGACTCCGGTTGAGGTTAAAGTCGTTTCAGTCGTCGTATTTGCACACGTTGCATCAGCAGTTTGCGTAAACAAAGTACCAGACAACGACTGATTCACCCCTGCTTCGTTTGCATAAATTGTTTTTTGCGTTGAATCATGCCAAACGTCGCCTGAGTTTACAGAACTTGGAGCCGTCCCTGTCGCGATGTTCATCGATGCGCGAGTGGTTGATGATCCTGCAAGGTTTAAAAATGCAGTTAGTGTCGAAGTTCCAAGTCCAAGTTGGTTTGCTGCGATGTTTCCGCTGAAGTTGCTTGTCGATCCGTTTGAAACATAAAGCGTGTTTGCGGCCCCACGGAAAAACCCAAGATCAAACGGTCCGACGTTAGAGTCTGATCCAGTTGACCACAAAAAATTCCCTGTTGATGTGGTTGTGAGTCTGGTCGATGTGACTCTGAAAATACCGTTACCGGATACAATCCCACCGGTGCCAGTGTTAATTCCACCAAGAGCAGAAAGCAGACCGTTGAACAACACTCCTCCAGCATTCACATAAAGAGCGTATGGACTTGTTAAGGTTACGTTTGTTCCTGCTGATGGTGCCCCTGCAATATATACTGTAGATGCGTTGGTGTAAGTGACTGCCGTGTTAGTTGCAGCAAGTGTCGGCACACCAAACGAATTGACCATGTTGTTAGTTACGGTCGATGAAGCGGTTGAGCTTGTGTCCGTAAAGGTTGCGGCATCATGTGCTAATTGAACTCCTGTTGTTCCCCACGCTGAGGCAGAAAAATTACCGCCAAGATGCAGTAAAGATGTTGGGGCCATGTTTCCAATACCAACAGCTCCAGAAAGCAGCCACACCATTGAATCTCGGTTTGTAGCATTCCCCGTAATATTTAATTTTAAACCGTTTCCTGCTATAGAGCCATTTTGTGCTGAAAATAGCCAGTTCGCCAAGTTATTGGGTCCATACCCAAAACGAAAAACAGTGCCGTAAGAAGACACGCCACCGGGGCCGATGATTGTCGTCATACCTTGATAATCAACAGTAAGTCTATCGCTCCCGTTGGTTCCAAGAATTAATTGCGGTTGAGTTCCTGCTGACCCAATTACTGATCTGATAAAGGCCGAAATACCAGAGTTTGTAGAGTTTCTGTTAAAAAACAGAATTCCAACACCACCACCTGCGCCTGCAAAATTGTCATTTCTAAGAACAAGGGGGTAAGTGTTTTGTGCCGTACTATCTTCAAATACACTTTTTCCGGATGATGCCAAAGTGTACGAATTTGTAAGAGTTGCATTGGTTCCAGCAGTAGGGGCACCCGACAAATACAAAGTTGCGATATTGCTGTAGGTGGTTGCATTTGATGTGGCAATCACCGGAGTCGCTATCGCATTAATTGCAGTTAAGTTTGAAAAAGTTGTAGATGTCGTTCCGGTCGAGGTTGTATCGGTGTAAGTATTCGCATCCTGACGGATTGCGATACCGTTCGAAGTCCACGCTGAAGCAGACACCACACCCTGAGACCCAATGTTGAGCAGAGCGGATGGGCTTCGTGTGTTGTGTCCAGTAAACTGTCCCGATACGGTCAGAGGAGAATACTGAATTGCAATCTGAACGGTCGTTCCGTAGTTGGTTGTTCCAGTAACGGAATACGGGTTTGAAACCACCACAGTCGTGGAGTTGGTCACCGATGTAATCGTTCCGAGTGAAATAAGCGAGGACGTTAAATACCCACCATCAACAATTACGGTCAGGCCAACATCGGCTGAGGTAAATGCTCCGTTAACCGCTGTCAAAGTATTTGTTGTGCCGTTGAAGTTTGTTGTGCCTCCGGCTGTTCCAACAAAAGTTCTTGCATTAGTTCCAACGGTGGCGTCCGTACGACCTACGGTTTTAATCGCAAATGAGTTTGCAATCGTTCCACCGACAATACCTTGAGCGGACGATGCGTTGTAGAATCCACCCGTAGTCATATACCCGTTTGTGAACATATGTGCGCCACTTGAGGACACATAGTACGAGTTAGCCGCATATCCGTAGTAGTTGCACCCCATGAATACGCCATCATCGAGCGATATTAATTTACTGGTGAAATAGGACTTGTTCCCAAAATAAACTCTGCCGTCAGTTCCCATTGAGTGAAGCGTTGTTCCACCCACTTGGAAATCAAACACACGGGAGGATGCGTTTGAAGCCGTATTGGTAATGTTGATCAACGATCCTGTGAAGACACCCGAAGCGTTGTTCCAAGTTTGCGAGTAAGACTGTGCCACCAAAGTGGATGCAGCCGTAAATGCAGCCGGAGTGTATGAGGTGATCCCTGAAGTGTTGGTTAACGACCAGAAAATCGTCGATGTTCCTGCGCTTGACGAACTTCGATCACGGAATGCAATCCCGTTTGATCCGCTCAACAGAGTGGTGTACCCACCTGCCGATCCGATTGAGTATTGAGTTCCGTAAAGGATTGACCCATCTTGAACGATTGATAAAACATTTGATGCTGAACTGTTTTTCACAATCAGCATCGGAGTTGTTTGCGTCGGCGCACCCTGAAGAATCAGTGCGGTTTCATCGACGGTCGGAGAGGTCGTTACATGGATTTTTGCAAGCGGAGTTTGAGTGGCATAGGCCGCATTTAACAACTGAATTCTACCGATAGCCAAAAAAGAACTGCCATTCACCGCAGTAACATTCACTCGATAATATCGAAACGATACTGGACTTGCCAATGAGTAGGATCGAGATTCCCCAGCCCCCCATGCTGTTTGCGCTGTTCTTGTGTCAATCGTTGTTTGCTCTCCGGAAAAGGCACCCGTATTTGATCCAAGCAAAGTCCACGCTTGTGCCATATTCGCCGCTGCAGCAGAAGACGCAATCAAGTTATAGCTATTAATTGTTACAGATGTAGTTAAATCAATTTGAATCCACTGAGGGTTCGTAAATGGAGAAACACTCAACCATTCTCCACCAGTTGTCCCAGAAGCAAATGCTCTCCACGCTTGATATATACCAGAATACTCAGTGGATGCGCTTGTGACTTGCGAAGATGTTGGACTCGAAGTTGTATTCGATGTCATTGCATTAAGAGGATATGTCGTCGCTGTGTTGGTCGACCCTACCGCCATTCGAGTGCTTGCAGTAGACCAGTAAAGGTTGATGTTGTCTTGCGCAATATTGGTGTTTGCGTCGATGAAAGGAATTGAGCCTGAAGTTAAAGAGGCAAATCGAGCCGTTCCGACAAGATGGAATGCCGTAGCAGGAGATGAAGTACCAATACCAAGGCGGTTATTTGCTTCATCATACGCCGAAGTTCCAAAGAAGATTTTTCCTTTGGTCGCATTGCTTGTGGAAGACAAAGTCAAAGCGTTGCCTGAAGCAGTACCGCCGATGACACCTTGTCCTCCGGCCACACCAGTCGAAAGATTGGCCGTGATCGTTCCGGCAGTGTTCGTTAGACCAGTCGAGAACGTATAAAGGCCGACATTGCTGATGTTGCCCTGGAGTTTTTGAAGGATTGTTTGAAGCGAATCCCCTGCCGTGATTGTTCCTGCTGAAGGCGTGAAGGATGCAATCTGAGCAAGGTAAGTCCTAGCATCGGTGAAATAAAGTTGTGTGCCTTCAGAGATGTTGGTGGTCGTAAGCGATACTGCCCCGGTCTGACCATTTACGGAAGACACACCCGTGACAAGTGCCCCGATGTTTCCATTCAATTTTTGAATTGCAGAAAGAATGCTATCTGTGGGGGAAATGGTACCCGCTCCTGAGACATAGCCAGTGAGAGTGGAACCAATAGTTCGAGCATTGGTGTAATATAATGGGCCATTCTCAGGCACAACAGAAGTATCAAGAGTCTGAAATGTCTTGTCGCCCCTGAAGTATTGGGCTGTGGTCCCTGCTGTAATTGCAGGTTCTTTGGCATAGAAGATCGCAAAATCAGTAGAAGCAAGGTATCCATCTTGTGATCCGCTCGACTTCTTCACCTGAATCGCTGTGCCCGTACCAATCACGGCCCCGGCACCGTTAGTGATGGTCAGAACAGAAGATGTAGCCTCAGAAAGTGATCCGAAGCTGAGAGCGTTTTGTTTTGATTGAAAGGTAGAGAAGTCAGACGCTGAAAGGAATCCGGCCTGAGATGCGCTTGATTGTTGAATGGTAAATTGACCAGTGCCTGAATCATACGCAAGCGGAGTCAAAGCAGAAACCGAACCCCTGGACCGGGCATCGGTGTAATAGTAATTTGTGCCAGTTTCTGAAATATCGGCAGTTCCAAGAACAACCGCTCCGGTTTGTCCATTGACGGAAATAACAGACTCGTAGTTGGCAATCTTATCCCAAGCGGTACCGTTAAAAATAATCCAGTCACCAACTGCCCAATTTCCAATACCGTCAATGATGGTATTTCCGGCAACACTCACTTTGTAATAATCGCCGTTTGTACCTACTCCGCTTGTAATGACCGGAGTGTTGGTGGAAGCATTCCAAAGACCAAGAAAAGTAAGGCCACCGACCACCCCAGGAGGGATGTACGCCACTGGAATCAGATTGCTACCATCAAGAGGTGCATATCCGTTGGCAACACCCTTGTTTGCAATGTTTTCAGGAGTAAATCCGAGAGCATCCTGTTTTTGGGCAAATGTTGTAAAATCCAAGGCAGACAAATAACCATCGCTCTGAGCAGTAGCGATAGGGATTTGAATGTGACCGCCGACAATGACAAGCGGAGCATCGGCCTGTGTGACTCCTTGAGGATCAAACCATGTTGTATCGTAGTTCGCGTTTGATGCTTTTCCAAGAACCTGTCCGGCAAGACCTCCCGTTGGAATACCAACACCCGGTACGCCCTGCACTCCTGTATCTTGAATGATGATGATTTCCGGATCGGAATTTAAAACAATGATTTGATTTTGGCTCACGCTGTTACCTCCGGAGATACGAATACCGCTCCCTGAATCAATCTTCTAACTTCTGTGCCAGTGTTTAGAAAAATGTCCCAGGTGTAGTTGGTTGTATTGTTTTGAAAATCGACCGCTGGATTCACGGGAATCGCAGCCGTTTGAGCAGCAGTCAGTGAAATAGTAAATTGACCAACCGTAGCAGGTACGGTTTGGTTAGCAATGACAATAGAAAAAGATTGAGTGATTGTAGGATCACTATACGAGCGGCGAATTTGTGCATTTAAGGTCATTCCAGTGAGGTTGATTGCGGCACCAGTGGAATCTTTATACTGCATGGTACGGGTGAATGTCGCCCCCTGTTCAATCAAAAGATCATAAATTCCTGCGCTCATTTATTTGATCCCACCATTTCTACATTGTATCAGTTCTGCACGGATTTTAAAAACATACCCAGAATAGTCCTTGAAGGTACTCAAGTCCATGCAATGTGCGCCTTTAAAGTCTGGGTCGGAGACGCGAAATTCTTTCGCTATGGATGGGTCTTTGATCCGATTGCAAAGAAACACCGAATTCAAGGGTTGCGCCTCATCGTAGAAAAAAGTGCATACCCATCCGTCCGGTTGATCCGGGAGACTTGCGCATCCCGTAATCGCGAACATCAAACTAAGGAAGGCTCCTTGTAATCGCTTCATTTGCCTTTTGTGCCTCTTCTTTGCTTTGTGCGATCTTTGCCTGGTCAATCGCCTTTGCTTCATTTGAAGCCCGTAGACGATCTTTTGCAAGTTCGATTTCTTTGATCAAAGAACCAATCACGGAGAAGATTTTAGGCAGCGCGACGATTACCTGAAGGATTAATCCCAGGCTCATTTCTTGATCGCTCCAACGAGCTTCACGATCTCAGGGATGGCAAAGGCTACGATCTCCAGTCCTTCAGCCAGTGTAAGAGCTTTAAGGTCTGATGGTACCTTGTCGATCTCATTATACGCCAAAAGAAGTTTTTGCTTGAGTTCCTCATTGCCCTGAATTTTAACGATAATATCCGCAATGTCGGACGCTTGAACCCCATCTTTAAACTCCTCTGCTAACAGAGCAGAAACCGCTAAAAGCCCCACCAACACATCCTTAATGTCTTGCATCCTATCCCTCTTTCTTATCGCTTAAAAATCGACCCTCAAGCCTTGAGAGTGACCGCTCAATATAGGATAGCTTATCCATGATTTTAGAGTCCAGAGCATCATGCTTTTCATCGAGCTTCTGGACGCGGATGGTCAATTCTTTGGCCTTTTCTTGAACGGCAAGCAGCTTTCCCTCAAGCCTGACAAGCCAGACAATTCCACCAAGTGCGCTCAAAACAATTGAAGACAATTCGATAGGAAATGGCATCTCATACTCCAATCATTGCGGTTACTTCTTCGTCAGTCAGACCAAGAGCTTTCAGTTTGGCAGCAGCAGAGGCAAGTCTAGATTTTCGTGCCTCGGTTTCAAGATCGCGTTGCGCTTGTATTTGCTGAAGACGAAGTTCATTTGCTTTTTTATCGGCTTCAATTTTAGCCAAGTTTTCAGCTTCTTCTTTTGCTTTTTCAGCCAGTTCCGCGACTTTTGGGTCATCAATCAGAATCCATGCTCCGTCTTTAAATTGAATGAGCTTTCCTTCTTGCGCTTCCGGTGGGGCAATTTCAGTGACATTCGGAGGAGACAAAAACTCAGATTCCCCTTCAATGTGCGCCATTGGGTTTGGTTGAAGCATTATTTCTCTTTCAAAAATACCATTTTCGTCAAATTTATATGCTTTCATAGTTCCTCAGAATTTAATGATGTAATTAACACCCAAGTTTGCAGGACGGGTTTCAGAGCCCCCTTGTCCTGCGATAATAGTTCCGGAATAGTAAGTAAAAATACTTCTAAAGTTAAAATTTTCACCATCGGCAGCCATGTCTCTAGGGTCTCCGTCACCAGTACCAGTTTGATATTGGTGCCGGTGATTACCGCCTCCATGGTCGTGATAACCAAACTGATCTGATTGGACACCCCCAACCGTTGCAGAATATCCTCCGGTTGTCCCTGCGCCCCTTAAAAAATATCCTTGTGTGTTAGGGAGCAAAAAAGAACCACCCGATCCACCGTAAGTATATCCGATTGCATTATAGAGATTTGCGTAGGTCGTTGTCGAAAGTGATGATCCATCGCAATACAAAAATCCAGCCGGAGGAGTTACGCTTGCTCCTGCAAATGGCAGGATTGAACCTACCGGCATTGCAAGATCAAGCGCATCAAGTTGTGATTGAATGGTTGTTCCTGTTGCAATTTTGTGCCCCGTTGGATCGGCTTTTGAATACGCAGCATCTACCATGTATTGCCAATTTGCACCGATTGCAGGAGTCACATTTAAAGTATTATCGACAAGGCATTTATAAAATTGCCCGCCATATTTAACGACTGATCCAATGAAATATGTAGTGCTTGCATCATATTCAGGAATTCCTTCCTGCATGAGATACGCGAGTTGATAGAATGCCACATAATGAAGCGCGTTCATGTCCTCAATTGCCGGGGAATTGCCCCCGAGAACAGCACTGAACCACCCACCGTCCCAGTTCCCGAGTTGTTGCATTACCCAAGGATCGGTTGTAGTGGTCGGGCTCCCGGCTGCGAGTGATCCGAATTTACCGATCTCCCCGGCATTCGCCGCTGATCCGAATAATTTTTGATAAACTCTGCTTAGTTTCGCCATTTTATCTCCTCAAGGTACAACAATGGCATAAGTATAATTCAGCCATGTCCATGTTGTATTGTAATTTCCGTAGGTATTAAACCCGTTTACATTGTAACCGCTAAAATATTTCCAGTAAGGACCATCTACAGGCACATTATCAAAATTTCCTGCGAGGATATTTTGATAGTATTCCCCACCGTATTGAACGACTTGACCAATCGCGTAAGTAACGGCAGGGTCCCAGGCAGGGAATGCGGTCACTTGATAGCTAATCATGCCAAAAAACTGATTAACATACGGGGCATAAATCACTGATCCGATTCCGACTCCCATCGGTTTCGGAAGAAGTCCCTGAATCAAGATCATCTCGGCAAGCTGTGCTGATCCGATTGCAGTGCTGAAAAAATATGACATTTGCATATTCTTGAAATCAAATACTAAGAAGTCGCCCGGGAAGAATACCGAGATCAGTTTTTGAATGTCATATAAGGACGAACCGCCGTTATTTCGAATGATCGCGAACTTGATTAACTGTCGGAAATCAGAGTCAGATAAAGAAATAGGACCGCTAAAATCAGTACCATATCGAGTGATTCCGACATATTTGCCGATGACATCAAGCTGCACACCCTCGGCAGTGTTCAGATCATAGGCATTTTGAACCGCTACCGGGAGTTGGTTTACGACCGCCTCCTGAGTCAATGCCTCAATCGTCGCATAGGCGCGAGGCTTTCCTGCGTATTGTTTAATCAGAAGGTCGGCGTAATACTGGGCAATTTCAAGATCAGTCATTATAGCACCGTGATTGTTGATTCTCCGTAGTTTCCAAGGTCATCGGTTGCCCTTACTACCGCAACAGTCGGAGAACTCGGAGCTGTATACAATCCTGATCCGTTAACTGAACCCCCACCCGAATGGACGGACCAAGTGTAAGTCTGATGCCCTCCGACTGCTGTGAGTTGTTGCGTATCGTTCACATTGATCGTTTTAGTGACCGGAGTTACATAGATTGGCAACAGAATGATATTTGCTGATGTTATCGCAAATTGATTGTTGAGAGCCGTCGGGGAGAGCGTATTTGTATACGACCCACTGACAGAAAGCGAAAATCCTGCATTCGTAACAAGAGTATTCGGATCAAGCTCCTGCACCAAAGTGGCAAGCTCGTTGATGTTTACTTGAGTTCCGACCCCAGGAGTAAGGCTAGTAGGAAGGCCAGAAATAATCCTCGAATAAAAAGGCGCATTTACACCATCCAGAGACGACACATTGAACTTGATAAAAAGATTCTGAGGAGTGACGACATCCCAAGACACGACAAAAGGAGACCCGTCAATCTGTGTAACGGTATAGGATACTGATCCTTTCATACCGCATCCGGCGTTTCTCTTCAGATAGATTGCGTTTGCTACATCGGCAGCGGAGACGGCCCCACCTACGATTACCCAAATCGAGTGCGAGGGAATACCATTTGCGTCTGTGGTCGGAGTATTGTTCTCGTAAACATAGGCCGCAGTGATGCCGTTGATGTTTTCCAAGGCTCCGATAAGACCTTGAAGGTATCCTTGAGAAGGAAGAGCGACGGACTTTTGACGCCGAATCTTCAATGCAGCATCGGTCTCTTCATTCAAGCCCAGGCTCGTGTAAGTCGTCGGATTATTGATTAAGGAAACCCCGAGGACGACCGTAATCGGTACGGTAATGGTATTCGGTACGGTAAGAACGGCCCCGACATCCTTTGCGCTAAATGGATAGGCATAAACTCCGGCAGTGCTAGGGTATTGAGTCGTTTGAAGCTGGAACTGATTTCCTGCGTTATCCGCGACCGTAAAAGGAGAATCAGGATACAGATCAAGTCCCTTGAGTGTACAGGCTTGGCTAGTGGTAATCGTGACATTCGTTACGGTCTTAGTTCCTGCAAGTCGCTGAATTCCGTTATACGCTACGCGCTGATCGAGCGTTACCCCGAATGCCTTATCCGGATCAAAGTTATTATTGACCTGGGTAATCAGGTCCAAGTTATCTAGGATCGCTTGAATGAAAATCCCGATCATCTGCCCGTCTGGGGTATCGGAGTCAATGTTGATGTCGTTCCCGTAAATGCTTTGAAAAGCCGCTTTGAAATCGGCGTAAAGGTCTTGATAAGTTTTTGTCGTCAGCCCCGTGGCTGTGATTGCATTTGTTGCCATTTAAATCCTCACCACTGTTGAATAGCTTACTCGCTCAGTGTAGACGGTATTGATCGAATACTGAAGGGTGATTTTACGATTCGAGTCGATTGAAAATGACGAATCCACAATGCCCGTGACTCCGACCGTGTTCAAAATCACAGAATTAATATCGAGCTGAATCTGAAGTTTGTTCTTGCTCCCGAGCCGATTAAACCAGTCGATCCCTGCCGTAATATCAAAAAAGCAATCTCCGAGGAAAGACTGAAGTCTGGTCTTTACATTTTGGGCAATCGCGTCATTTGCGCTTAGGTAATCGTTTCGACCTTTCCCGAACAGCCAATCATTTTCTATGTCAATTTTGCGTACAATCATTCGAGTAAGGCTCCCAGATTGGATGATAAACTAGAAATCGCTGCTGATAAAGCTTGCGCTGCAGGTCCGAGCGTAGGTTCAACAGTCGCTAAGCTCGTGGCTGTTGCGAATGAGTTTAGGGCGTCAGAAAGCCCAACAAGTAAGTCCTTTAGGTTTTGTACATCATTTTTGATGGCAATTTTTTCGGAGCTAAGCATCACCTTGGCTTTATCGTTAGCGATCACGACTCGATCCGGATCATAGTTTGAAATCGCATTCTTTGAATGCCTAATCCCAACAAGGGCCATCGCGTCCGCGATGTTATGGGTTCTCGCCGTTGTAGGCTCCTGGTTTACCTGCCCAGACGCCCACCATGCGTCAATATCCCTATCATTGAACATGAGTATGCAAGTGTCGCCCTGCTTGATCGGCATGGTGATATGCCCCGTCCCACCCGTAAGCGTTACAACAGGGCAGGATATCGCCATTGGGTAATCCTTTAAGATCGGATAGTAGTTCGAAGTTTCCGAATCCCTTGTGAAGTAAACCTGCTTGTAATTAAAAGTTACATCTGCGGTTTGAGTGTCAGGATAAAAGTTCTGAATCGTTCCAAGAGCGTGACAATTTAATTCCAGAAAAATAGTTCTTTTTAATTCTAATAAATTGTCAATTAAATCAGGGGTATGGCGAATTATTGGATTTAAATTAATCATAAATCTTTATAAATCCCAGCGTACATTGTTAGAGTAGTCACAGCCGGAGCATTAACCGTTGGGCTGATTATTCCTCTATGCGTGATGTCATAAATCTTATAGTAAGAGTTCATCGCGTAATAGTACCGTTTTGGATTAACGGATGCCGCTAAGATTTGTTGCGACCCTGTGGTGCTTCTTAAAAAGACCCTTTGCCCGACTAGAAATCGAGGCTCAAAAACTAAATCAACACTTACGCGATCTGAATTGATTACAGGAGTCCCCAGAAGGCCAGTAGCAGAATTGATCTCATTCACGATCGGGGGAATTGTCTCGCCTTCTCCGATCACATTCACAATATTATTATCAATGAAGCATCCGTTATTACCTAAAAACTGCCTAAGAACATCCCCCGTGTTTCCGTTTAGTTGAATCTGCCTTTGCAATGGTTGAGTATTGGCAAAAATGCTTTCTGATATTTTTCCGATCTGAACGACATTCTTTTGACCCCCTGCATTTACAAGGTCATTTAAAAGGGATGTAACGATCTGTTTGTAAGTAGTCCCGATCCCGAATGTATGGTTTGACTCGGCTACGGCCCAGGCGAATCCCCCGTCATATCCTGTGATCTGAGTCACAAAATTAGTTCCTTCACGGACGGAGAAAGCGTTTCCTACATATCCGGCAAAGATCAAGGACATCTGATCGCCCTCGTATCCTGCTCTGAGAAACATTTTCCTGCGCTTTAAAGGATCGGAATAATCTACTCGGATCAAGTTTCGGGTTTCTTCGTTCAGATTATAGACCTTGATCGTAGCGTCTTGTTTCGATGTTTTATAAACTCTTACGATATTAAACTCGATGCTAAAAGGCAGTTTGATGACCTTGTATTCTTCGACATCTGGCCCGGTATCAAGCTGGATTTTTAGCTCATAAATTCGATTACGCTTCTCCACGAGTCACCTTCAAATAATACTGGGCTTCAGTGTTATCGAGGAAATACATCGTGCAAAAACCCGATACAAAATCCTGCTGATTTTGAGGCTCCTGATTGTTCGTGGTCGTGACGCAAAGACCAAATGGAAGCTGATTGATAAATTGATGCAGCAGATTCGGGCTAACGCAAATTCTGATTCCTTGAAGGGTAAAAGTCCCGTATTGAAGACTTGTGATGAACCATCCAAGCTGCATTGGCTTGAATTCCATCTCAATCGTGACGATGCTTCCATCATAGAGAACGAATCTCTGTTTCTGTCTTGCGTCTGCCGTGATCTGTTGAATTTGATACATTATGCCACCATCCCTGAAATGACCGATGATTGACTAACGGAAGAAGCTGGAGGAGTAGAAATCCCGAGATCTGCTCCCGTTGAAGCTCCGGCTGATAGTCTCCCCGTGGTGTTAGCTGCATTGATCACAGTGACCGCGTATTGGGTTGATGCAAATTGCATCTTTTTAAAGGTGATTTCAATGTCCGTGATCATCCGGCTATCTTGATTCTGAATGAATCTCAAAGACTTGATCGCCATGTTGGTCTGTTTGTTCCAAGGAGTCTGCACAGTCATCAGGGTTCGATTCACATAATACCCATAGAGTTTATTGAATGCCTGTTGCTGTTTGTTCTGGATATTAACCTGACCCGATGCCCAGTCGAATGTTTTAACGGATTGATACGCATTTTGAAGATTCGCTAATACTTGAAACGCTTGCGCTGCTTGATTATATGCTAGCAGCGCGTAGGCTGATACTTCTGGGGTATAAGCAGAAAGCGCGTAGAATCTTGATAAAACCTGTGATTGAGCAATCTGTAGAGTCTTATTCGGAGCAATGTCATTTAATTCTCCGATAAATCCCTGAACACTTACTTCAAGCGGTTTCTGCGCGATATGATCCTGAATCGCGTAGTTAGCTTCAACATAATGATCCGTGATATCGGATTCGATACTGATAGAGTTTTCTGCCTCATAATGAAATAGAAAAGCATCATCGGAAAATGGAGGGATCGGAGTGCCAGGCACGGCGAAGTTTTGCTGCGGCTCGTATCGGTTGTTTTGATTGCTTGGAGTAATTAAAACAACATTACCGAGGGCGTTTGCTCCTGCCGTAATGTTCCCTAACGCTGGGAGATTTGTTGATTGGTATGCCATTATTTACCCCTCAAGCTTTGCAGCGCACTTTGTGTTGACCTATGAACTTCCGACCCGTGAGCGCGTGATGTTTCTTTCGGATCATTTGATCCGTAGATATTCGTATTGTTTGTTTGATTGATTACATTACCAGCCCCACCTGCCGTAGCTGGAACAAGGTTACCCATCATGAGTTCTTTAAACCCTGGGAAATCCCCAGAGAAAAGACCTCTTGTAAATTTATTGGCAAAGATGTCTTTTGTTTTTTCGTTTTGAAATACATTTTCTTTTCCTTCTTTGTATTTCTCGAATTCACTAAGAAGAAAAACCAATCCCGTAACAACAGCAGAAAGAGGATTGAGATAGGCAGCCATGCCTGCGAGAGCAAGCCCGAATGCTTTTAGAAAATCTAGTAAAGGTCCACCCTGTCCGCTTTTGAAAGACCTGATGATATTCAGAATGCCTTTCATTGCGTTTTCAATCATTTTTAAAGCTGGCAAAACGACTTCAGCGGCAAAGTCTGCTCCAACTCCCTTAGTAAAAGAATCTTTTAAGTTTTCGAACTCTACACCGATTTGTCTAAGCTGCTTCTGCCTTGCTGGAGAGATAATCTGCCCAAAAAGCTTATCCATGTTTTTATTATTTTCTCTTAAAAACGGGATAAACGCATCGCCACCTATAAAACTTCTTATTGCTTCGTTTGCATATTCGACATCGCCTGGGTATTTTTTTGTAAATTCTTCTATTTTTTTCATGGCATAGAAAATGCCATTTTTTCCTTTCGCTTTATTTACATCAAAATCAACAACGGTTTGGAGCCTTTTCAATCCTTCTGGGGGATTGCCTTGCGACATTTGAGCAAGAACTTTTTTTAAATTAGTAAATGCCGCTGTTGTATCTTCAGCAGAAACTCCTGATTGCCTGGCTGCATTGATCCAGGATTGTAACTGCTCGCTTGAGTCTCCGGTAAGAAGGGAAAAGTTTACAAGGCTTTTCCCCATTTGAGCTTCAGCGGAACTGATCTGCTCAAGGGCATAAAGAAGAGCCAAAAACTCAAGGCGAAGAGAATTAACAAAACCGCCTGTTTTTTGGAGATTAGAGCCGACAGAGGTCAAACCTTTGACGGCTACATCCGCGCCTTTTAGGCCGATTTCAACGAGTAACTCACCGATTTTCACGATTCACCTCGTAAAATGCGGATTCGTATTTATTTACAAAAGTCTCGTAATGCAGTGCTTGAATTACTTCTCTCGCAGTCATTTCCATAACCTCCCTTAGTGTGCCATATCCGGCCTTCACTAAGCGAAAGAAAATAATCAGGTCATCGTCCTCGGCCCTTATGCGAGGCTTTGTTTTACTTTCTCCAGTACTGGAGAGAACTTCGCATAAAGGCTTTTCGTAAAAGGCAGGATGTTTTCTTTCGCAATCAAATAGCAAACTTCAAAATAATCGGCCCGAGCCTCGACTGCTTCGAAGGTATTCTCATCGATCCTGCTACCGTTATAGGTAGCTCGACGAGCGCACACCATTAGAGCTGATTCGACCTTCTTAGAGCCTAAGAAGGTACAGACTAAATCTTTTAAAAGATTTGCATCGATGTCTGTATTGGAATCCACTTTCAAGGCTTTTGCCTCCTCCATGATCGCTTGGAGGAGGGCACGAGCTTCCGCAAAAGAGGCCGGGCTGATTTTTAATTCTGCTCCGCTCTCAAGAATCATGTGATTGCTCTTGGAGCGTTAGAAAACTTGATGGTGTAAACAGATACGGACTGATCTGTGTCACCTTCGACATTTACCTTTGCTTCTACTTGCTTAGTAAATACGCCACCAGAAAGGATATAAATGTCACTGCTAAGCGTTCCATCACCTTTACCGATCTTTTTTACAAGTTCGCCGATCATGAGGACGAAGCCCGCAAAGTTTGCTTGCTGATTCACGAGAAGTCCGTTCATGAATTTGTCATCCGCTGATCCACGAATCAATCGGAGTACAAGCTCGGATTGCTTTCCGGATTCATTGAGACCGTAGATCGAGTTTCCGTTCTTCCCGGTCTTCACTTGCGCGATTTCGTTAGGGAAGGTCAATACCGCAATGTCCCCGTCCGCGAGATCGGCGAGGATTCGGTTATTGATAGTGATCGTATCTGCTCCTGAGAGTGCTACAGTAGCCATTTTCTTTTCTCCTATGCGTTTAAATTTAAATATTTCATTGCATTTTTAAAAACAATTTTGTTCTCTTTTAACATTGAAATCCCAACATTGCATTCGTTGCACAGTAAGCCTCTTACAGCTCCAGTTGTATGACAATGATCCACCTTTAAAGTATAGTTCAAATCGCTTTCGTGTTTCCCACATATTTTACAGCAATGCCATTGCTCAATTAACATTCTATTGTATTCGCTTAATGTTATCCCGTATTTTTTTTTGTAATTAAAACTTCGAATTCTTTCATCATTAAGTCTTTTTTTACATTCTATTGAACAGCTTTTAGGGTTTCCTTTTGTGTTTGAAGCATAGAATTTTTTACCGCAAGATTTGCAGTTCAATTCTTTTTTTATTCTTGGATTTTCTTTTCTATCCAATTTTGACCATTCTGTCCTATAAATACGGGTACATTTATCAGAACAAATTTTCTGATTATGTACCCGTTTTTTAAATTCAGAATTGCATATTACACAAATCATAATCACGCATTTACAGAGACAATTACATTTGAGCTATGGATCGCGCCTGCTGCCTTGATTGCGATCTGAACCAGAGGAGCTTGACGGGCTGCTCTATTTACTGGGTTCTGTTGTGCTACTGGTGCGCTGTAGATGTAGTATCCACGCTGGGCCACATTGGCGATCAAGTCGGCCTGATTTCCAAAGAAAGTGGTCGAAGTCCATGTTCCGGGAGCAGAGTATTGATTGGTTACGGCTTGCTCGCAGACTTGACGGTATGCGCCTTTAAGGATGCTCATTCCGTTTTCGGTTTGTGGCACCTTAGTTCCTACTTGAGCAAGTGCATTGAATCCTGCCACTTGAAGGGCACCGACGAGCCATTGAAGATTGTAGACATCATCAAAAAAGCTGTTTGCACCAGAGCAGAACACTTTAGCCACGCCTTGAATTGAGATGTAAACATCCGCTCCGGCAAGCTCGCACTTGTTGAGCAGGGTTTGAGTCATGCTCGGATCAGGCTGAATGGTGGCCAAGTCCTTCAAATGCATGGTGATGGTTGTGTTTGAACCAGCAAAATCTACTGACAGGCCGCGAGAAGCGTATGCAGCCATCATTTCGAGGGCAGAAGTCACGGCTTGTGCTGCGCTGATTCCTGCGGTCACAACCTTCTGAGAAATAACTACTGATTGAGAAGCAGAGTTAGTCAAAGAGTTAGCGGTTACGGTCACAGGTAGAGCCGCTCCATCTACACCGACGAATGAGAAGGTAAACCCATTCGCGTAATCCCCGACGATTACAATATCGGCCAATCCTGGGAATGACCTAAAGATGGTTTGAAGTCCAGAAGCGGTGATCGTATACGCTACTGATCCAGTGCTATGGGTTCCGTATTCAAGGGTATAAAATCCTGCGGCTGGAACCGAAGAAAAGGTCAGGGATTGCAATTCGGTCACTGCTTGAGAGCAGTAGAACAATCCGCGTGATTGGGTATATCCACCAGTGCGGAGTTGATCGAGCAAACCACCAGCTTCCACAGAGGCTGAGTCATTGGATACGAAAAAAGCGACTTTGTTCAAAGTCTGGATCAATGCTGCGGCCTCGAGCATATCCGCATCTGATTCGATTGCCGCAGTCATTACTCCGAAATACTGGATCACATCTTTGGTTGAGAGAATGGTATCTGCCAAAGTCCCATCGAGCTGAATCACAACAAGGTAACCGCCACCTGCGAGGATGTTCGGCTTTTGAGAGAATACCGCTACAGCCATTTTGTAGGTGTTAGAAGAAGTCCCGAAATCGGTCGCAACATCATCAGGGGAAAGATAGAGTTTGTATCCGCTTACGCCGAATGAAAGAGCCGGAGTTTCGTTTGTGAAAAGCGCAAGATTAGAAGTGTTATAAGCTCCAAGACCTGCACCGGGCTGAAGCACGCTGATATTGATTACATTTGAAATACTGATTTGACTCATAGTTTCTCCCTCAATTTGTCACGATTTCCGCGCTCTGGAAGGCATCAAAATAACCCGTCCCAGTCGTCTTCGTTACCTGATATTGTACGACCACATTGATATTAAATCTATATGGTATTGCTGTCCCATCAAGATTTGAAAGATTGGTAAATCCCGTTGATACCTTGCCAATTTGGAACGAATTAAGTTCTTGTTGTTGCTCTGCGTAATTAGAGCTTAAAGCCAAAAGGACCTGTTCTTTTAAGTCCCTGGCATCCGGCCCACGGCTCATGCAATCAATTGAGAGCGTAGCCTTCATGTTTACAGACTGAACTTGAGTATTTGTTGAATTATCAAAGTAATTGGTGACCCCGAAAGATTTGCTATCAGCAACTTCGACCACAACAAAAAGGCCCTCATCAGTAGGCATAATGATCTTTTGATCCCACAGGAAAACTCTTCCTTGATCCAAGCTCATTTCCTTTTGAATTATATCGCAGACTAGGTGGGGAATTGTCCCCACATTGATTGTGGTCAATGCTATTAAACCGGAGGCATCAATCGCCCTAATTTGGTCAATTCCGAGCTTCGTTCCGGCTGTATATAGTCCAGACGAGTCAATCGAGCCTCCGGTGTTGTTTTTAGAAATACTCCAAGTGATAGGATTAGTGCCACTTGTAACGGCAAGTGGCTGCTTTGAATTAAATCCCATGTAAGAAGAGTTCGAGATGATTTTCATTTTCTAAAATCCTCGACACATTCAAAAGAGTTATACCCGTAGGCTGACCAGTCATTCTTATACATGACTCGGAAAGGAATTCCCTGATAGATAAAAATATCATCCGGATTCAAGGTAAGATCAGGAGTGGCCCAGACGCTCATTTTCTTCCACTTGCGCTGTCCGGTCGGGCTGATATCGAGATTCTGTGGACTTTGGAACTCGACGATGCCTTGAAATTGGATATTCGTTCTGGTTTCTACGACTTCAAAATTGATAGTTTCTTTTTTAATAACCGTAAAAGTAAGGTTCTGAAACCAGTCCGAAATGGTGGCTTCCATTGTCGGAAGCGTAGGAGTGATTTGATCGAGCGATCTACTGTTTGCATTAGTGATGAATTTCATTTTTTGCTCGCAGTCGCTTCTTTGATTCTAAAATTGATCGAATTCCGAAGCTGTTGGGATTCGACAAGGGTTTGCTTTACCTTCTTGTATTTCATGTTCGAGGGTTTCCAGTTACCGAATCCCCTGGTATCGAAAGCATTCAAGATGATCGCTTTTCCTAATGCTCCGAGCTTCATCAAAAGTACTATGGCTGATTGCTCTTTGATGATTTCAAGAACTCCGTTTTTATCTACGGGCAAATTGCTAAGAGCAGACTTGAATTTGGTTTCTAAAGGCATTCTCAAGAATGATCTTTTCGGGATGCCTCTAGCGATTGACCCGAATTCGTGAACGGCTCCGATCTCTGCGTTACCGTTTGCGCCTTCTTTACGGGAATTTTTATCCCCTAAAATCCCGATTTGAACTTTTCCCATCGGTTTTTTTAGCGTCCTGATAAAATTCTTTAGTTTTTTATCATCGACGGGTGGCTTCATGGCTTCGTACCGCCGAACTTTGAGAACATATTTCCGATGAGTCGAGGATACGCAAGCGAGATGTATTTCGCGCCGTAGTAGGTTTTTGCGTAATGGGAAAGCATCGGGTCTTTCTTGATGAATTCTGGAATATCTTGACCTTCTGATACTGATCCGACTGATTTGCTAGTCGTCATCCAAGCGAAGTTTCCTGAAATCCCTTGAGTCGATGCTCTTAAATCCATTACAAGGTAATGCGCGGTAAGATAAAGATATGCGAGATTGAATTCGGTCTGGGTATCCCAAAGACCTTCATTGAAATTTACTGAACACTCGTCGAGTGCTTTATTGATATCGGAATCCATGACGGTGTTATTGGCAACACCGAACGGGAAATCACGGGTAAAGTATGTTTTAAAATCTGCCGCTGTCGGTACTGTGTAGGCCATATTTTACCCCTTTCTTAAAAGTTCGCCCCGATATCAAGTTGATACCGGGGCGATTGTGGTTGCGATGAGAAATTATCTGCTGAAGTAGTACAGTTCAGATGGACGGTACGCTTGTACGCCAGTGAATTGACCGTAACCCACATTCTGGAACATGAAATTGTCCACAGAGTTAGCCAGGGTGTTGGTGTAGTCGACTGGGATGTCCATACGGATGGACTCTTCGTCGTAGTTCAACAGGGCATACCGAGTAGCTCCGAGGGAGTTGTAAGCGGTATCGCCGTATGCGCAAGGGAGAATCTTGAAGTTAGGATTCCGGCAGATGAGCTTGAATGCTTCTTCAAGAACTTGCAACTTGGTTTTGATTGGGAAAGACGCATCGGTAAGAGACGCCAATCCGTTGTAATCACTTTCAGGGATGATGAAGTGAGTTGGGAAAGTGGTACGAGCGCAGTTTGAACGGTACTTCTCAATGATTACAGAGAGGAGGGTGTTCAAGTTAGCAGCAGAAAGACCACTGATTGGAGCAGTGATGGTGGTGGTGTCGTTGGTGATACCGCTCTGGTTCAAAAGACCAAGAACTGAAGTATCGCCAGTCATTCCGAGGAATGCCACTTTCTGTACTCCGAGATCCCAGTTCCGTTTACGCGCTTTTTCTTTCGCGGTAACCAGGTCCCAGTTTCCGGACTTTGCAGCCTGTTCGAGATCGAAAATGGACCAGCCGATTTGCTTTGCCCAGTTACGAACTTTTACAGTGATCGAGTCAACACCGGCGTCTGCTGAAGCAAGACGAGAGTTGTTTGAACCCATGTTCAGAATACCAGTGGAGAAATCATCTCCGAGCTGGAATGAACGATAAGTGACCAGGTTAGAAGACCATGCGCCTTCGCCTACGCGCACTGGAATATAGTCAGCCGGAGCAATTTCGAAGAATTTTTGCTCGGTAACTTTCTTCATGATGGTGGTCAGAGTGGTTACACTTACTTCGTAACCGAGAGCGTTGATTTGCCTTTCAATCGCATTTGCTACTCGTTGCTCACGAGCGTTCAACACGATCGGTTCCCCTTGTGAATTCAGAATTTTAGACATTCTTTTTCTCCTATTAGTTAATTATTAAGCCAATGCGCCTGGAAGGTCGATGATTACCCGAATCAGGTCTCCGTCAGCGGAAGCCTTATCGAGAGCGCGACCAACAATCATCATGCCAGTAGAGGCGGTGACGATTTTGTTGCTTGCGACAACGATAGCGACTTTTGCGTTTGGAACGATTGCAGCAGAGGCGGTCATGTACAGGCAAGATCCGCGAGCAA